CACAGGCGCATGGTGTAAAGAAGGCGACTTCGTGTTAGTACGTACTTACTCCGGCACAAGATTCAAAATCTTTGGCAAGGAGTTCCGTCTCATCAATGATGACCAAATTGATGCTGTTGTGCAAGACCCCCGCGGTTTAACCCGCGCTTGAAAGGAAAGAAATGGCTGAACAATATAAGTTCCCCGACGAGCTTGACGACACCCCCGCACCCGTGGGATCGTCCGAAGTAGACGTCGAAATAGAGATCGTAGACGATACGCCTGAACGTGATAGAGGCCGCAAGCCCCTAGACCGCGAAGTCGCCGATCCAACCGATGACGAAATTGAGAACTACTCTGAAGGCGTTAAAAAGCGCATCAAGGAACTCACTCATGCCCGTCACGATGAGCGTCGTGTCAAAGAAGCGACAATGCGCGAAAAACAAGAGCTTGAGAGAGTGGCTCAGCACTTACTGGCTGAGAACAACAAGCTTAAACAATACGTGAATAATGGCGAGCAACAGTATGCCGCCACGATTCAAACTGCTACAGAAGCTGAACTGGCTATGGCCCGTAGAAAGCTTAAAGAAGCCCATGAAGCATTTGACACAGATGCGATCATTGCGGCTCAAGAGGAGTTGGCCGATGCGAAGATGCGTGCAACAGCCGCAAAAAATTTCAAGCCAACCCCTTTACAATATGATTCTGATGTAGTACAAACTAGTCAACAAGTACCCGAAGCGGCCCAACCGGACGATAAAACACTGCGCTGGCAGGCAAGAAACCAGTGGTTTGGATCACCCGGGTACGAGGAACTCACCAGCTTTTCACTAGGGCTGCATCAAAAACTAGTGAACTCGGGAATAGACCCCCGCTCTGACGAATATTTCGAGCGCATTGATGCTCGCATGAAAGCTACGTTCCCTGATGTTTTCGGTGGACAAGGCAGGCCGAAGTCCGGCGATGGCTCCAGAAAGCCTTCCACGGTTGTTGCCTCTGCGACTCGTTCGACAGGAGCAAAAAGAGTCCAACTAAGTCCGACGCAAGTTTCGTTGGCAAAAAAGTTTGGCTTAACCCCGCAGCAATATGCTGCTGAATTGGTAAAAATGGAGAAATCGAATGGCTGAAAACCGTACAAATCGTGACTTGGTGTCACGCGAAAAATCTGCTCGTGCTGTATACGTACCGCCGACAAACTTGCCTGATCCAACGCCTGAACCGGGCTACGTGTATCGCTGGGTAGCGACGCATGTGCTGGGACAGTCGGAAGTGACCAACGTATCACGCAGAATGCGTGAAGGTTGGGAGCCGGTGAAGGCAGCTGACCATCCAGAATTGATGCTGTTGGGTAACGAAAAGACTGGGAACGTGGAAATCGGTGGCCTCATGCTCTGCAAGATCGCCAAAGAAAAAGCGGATGCTCGGGATGAGTACTTTAACCAGCAGGCTCAAAACCAGATGGAGTCAGTAGACAATAGCTTCATGCGACAAAATGACTCACGCATGCCGTTGTTTGCCGAACGCAAGTCGTCGTCAACGCGTGGTGGGTTTGGTTCTGGTTCTAAATAAACTTAGGAGTCCTTAAATGGCATCTACCGCTGCACCTTACGGCTTTCGCGCCGTAAACGAGTTGGGTGGCCTACCATACGCTGGTAGCACTCGACAATTTCTGATCGACCCTGCTGGTTACAACACGAACATCTTCAATGGTTCGATCGTTGCAATCAATACGTCTGGTTACATCAATATCGTCACCACAAATGGCGATAACAGCACACCGTTCCCTGCAGGCACTATCGGCGTTTTCGTCGGTTGCTCCTTCACGAACGCACAAGGCCAAATCATTTACTCTCAGTACTACCCAGCCAACACAGCTTCTGTGCAAGGCTCTGCTATTACTGCGTACGTGATTGATGACGACCGCGCCGTGTTCCAAGTCCAGTCCGCTGGTTCTGTGACACAAGCTGCTTTAGGTGCCAACGTGTACTTGAACGCAGTTCAGTCAACTTCCACAGGTAGCACTACCACTGGTAACAGCAACACCGCAGTTGTGGCTGGCTCTTCTGCCGCTACTACTTCTGGCTTTGCTTTCCGTGTTGTCGGTTTTGCGGACGTGCCCGGATTCTCAGCTGTGGGCGACGCCTACACTGACATCTTGGTCAAGTTCAATCCCGGTGCCCATTCGTACTCTAACGCCACCGGCATCTAAGGAGAAATAGACCATGGCAATTTCACGCGCACAACTACTTAAAGAGCTGCTCCCCGGCCTGAACGCATTGTTCGGTTTAGAGTACGCACGCTACGGCGAAGAGCACAAAGAAATCTACGAAACAGAGAAATCTGAGCGTAGCTTCGAAGAAGAGACAAAGCTTGCTGGCTTTGGTTCTGCTCCCGTCAAGAATGAAGGTCAAGCCATTGCTTATGACAATGCGCAAGAAGCCTTCACAGCACGCTACAACCACGAGACTATCGCTCTGGGCTTCAGTATCACTGAAGAAGCTGTGGAAGATAACTTGTATGACTCTTTGTCTGCACGTTACACCAAGGCTTTGGCCCGCGCTATGTCTTACACCAAGCAAGTTAAAGCTGCTTCCGTTATCAACAACGGTTTCAGCGGTAGCTATCTTGGTGGTGATGGCGTTTCTTTGTTCGGTGTTAACTCCTCTAGCGCCCGTGTTGGTCACCCACTCGTTAACGGTGGTGTGAACTTCAACAGCCCAACTACTGGTGTTGACTTGAACGAAACCTCTTTGGAAAATGCTGTGATTCAAATCGCTGCATGGACTGATGAGCGCGGTCTGTTGATCGCCGCCAAGCCCCGTAAGATGGTGATTCCTCCAGCACTGATGTTCGTTGCTAAGCGTTTGCTTGACACCGAGTTGCGTGTTCAAACTGCTGACAACGATATCAACGCGTTGAAGCAGATGGGTGCAATCCCAGAAGGTTACACCGTTAACCACTTCTTGACCGACAGCAACGGCTGGTATTTGATTACCGACGTGCCCAACGGCATGAAGCACTTTGAGCGTATGCCTTTGGCTAACTCAATGGACGGCGACTTCGATACTGGTAACGTTCGTTACAAGGCTCGTGAGCGTTACAGCTTCGGCTGGTCTGATCCCCTCGGCATGTGGGGTTCTGCAGGCGCGTAATGCGTAAGGCGTTGGCGGTGTGGTGAGTACACACAGATCGACAAGACTAGGATGCTGGGTTTGAATCCCAGACAACGCCACTAAAGAGCTCCTTCGGGAGCTTTTTTATTTGTTGCATGTGTTTTTTATTTGGTGTATATTGCAATCAATCCGGGCTTATCCGGTGTTCTTACAGTCCCGGCTGACGACATGCAGATAGAACACCCCAACTTGCATGTAAGGAAATATCATGGCAAATACCACATTCAACGGCCCAGTACGGTCGCAAAACGGCTTTCAGTCCATCAGCATTAACAGCACTACTGGTGCTGTTACAGTTAACGCTACATTCGGTGCTGCTACCAGCGTTACAGATTTGACAACTACAAATCTGGTTTTCACCGATCAAAATCACCCCACAAAAGCCGCGCTTACCGCAACGGCTACCCTCACTGCGGCGCAAGTTGCAACTGGCTACATCACAGTAACTTCAGCCACTGCTGTAACTCTCACACTGCCTACAGGCACATTGCTTGGCGCGGCTCTTGGTGCGACCCAAGGTACTGTGTTGGAGTTGTACATTGACAACACCGCAAGCACAAGCTCAGGCGCTGTGACTGTGGCCGTAGCTACAAATGGTATCTTGTCTAGCGCTGCCGCTGACACTCCCGGTAGCTTTGGTGATTTGACAATTCCTGTTGGTGCAACAGGTTTGGCTCGTTTCACCATCATGTTCTCTAGCGCAACAGCATACGTGTTTACCCGTACTGCCTAATCAACCCAAGGGGCTTCGGCCCCGTTTTTAAAGGAGATTGATTATGACGACGCAATATGACGTAAAGTCGGCGCACCTAGACCAAAGCGGCTTCATGGTGCCATACCCTACACGGGTCAAAGCTATATCTTACACAGGGGGTGGAGTTGCGGGGTATGTAACCTTGTTTGACACCACATCAACCCCTGTTTCTGCCAGCGTGACTTATGGGCGTTCTGGTACTACTGTAACGGTAACCAAAACTGCTCATGGTTTGATTACGGGTGACGTCATTGGTATCCATTTTCAGAGTGGCACGGGCGGTGCAGCAACTGATGGTACATACACCATAACCCGTACTGGCGCAGACACATTTACGTTGACTGATATTAACAGCGGTACTATTACTGCGACTCCAGCGGCTGTTTATGCGGTTGGTAAGTGGTTGGTGACCTATCAAGCAACGGCTGAAGATTATTTCTTCAACGGCTTTCCAATCCCCGGTGAAGGTGTTCGTGCATACAACGGCGTGTACGCATATCTTTCTGGTTTAAGTGCGGTGAATATTTATTATGGCTAAGACACCAGCATGGCAACGCAAAGAGGGGAAGTCCGAGAAGGGCGGCTTGAATGCCAAGGGACGGGCCTCGTACAACAAGGCAAACCCCGGCAAGCCGGGCTTGAAGCGTCCTCAACCAGAGGGCGGCAAACGCCGCGACTCTTTCTGCGCCCGTATGGAAGGCATGAAGAAGAAGCTGACCGGAGAGAAGGCCAAGAAAGACCCGAACTCCCGCATAAACAAAAGCCTTCGGGCTTGGAACTGCTGATATGAGCGACGCTATTCAAACCGCCAGAGAGTTAGCCACGCATGCGTCTGACATCAAGCACTTGCAAGATGACATGGACAAGATGCTGGACAACATGAAAACTATTCAGGCAACACTAGCGGCTATTGACAAAACATTGTCTGAAGCCAAAGGTGGCTGGAAAGTTTTAATGCTAGTTGGCGGAGCTAGTAGCGTTGTAGGCGCAGGTTTGGTTCAGCTTGTTAATTGGTACGCAGGCGGTAAATGATGCCGAGTACAAGCAAGAAGCAACACAATTTCATGGCGGCTGTGGCCAATAGTCCAAAGTTTGCTAAGAAAGTAGGAGTCCCGCAGTCTGTGGGAAAAGACTTTAATGAGGCCGACAAAGGCCGTAAATTTTCTAAAGGTGGTGATACTATGGCTTCCAAAATGAATCCCGGTTTTATGGCAATGATGGCCAAGAAAAAAGGCGCAACTAAAATGGCTAATGGCGGCATCACAACTGCCAAAATGGGCTCAGTTCGCACTGCGGCTCCTAGCAAAGACGGTATTGCTTCTAAAGGCAAAACCAAAGGCACTATGGTCAAAATGTCTGGTTCCACGCCCTTGGGCATGAAAAAGGGCGGCATGACCAAGAAGATGGCTTACGGCGGCAAGACCTGCTAAGGAGTTAATTATGGCTACTAGTGCATTTGGAAAAGCGTTCCGTGAAGCCCGTGCATCGGGCGAAAAAACTTTTACTTTTAACGGTAAAAAATACACAACGGAATTGGCAAAACCTAAAACATCAACTAAACCAGAGTTGGGGCCAGAGATGGGTGAGAAGATGACACCCGCTGAATCTAAAGCTGCGGCTAGCAATTTTGGTTACCCAAAAGGGTCTGCTCGTTTGAACAGCGAAGAGAATAAAGAAGTTTCCGACATGACGTATAAGCGTGGCGGTAAAGTCAAGAAAATGGCTTCTGGCGGTATGACTTCCAAGGCTTCTAGCCGCGGTGACGGTATTGCTCAGCGTGGTAAAACACGCGGAAAGATGTGCTAAATCATGATGGCAAGCCGCGGTATGGGGGACATCAATCCCTCAAAGATGCCAAGCGGCAAGCGTAAGGCTCGCCGTGATGACACTGACTTTACCCAGTACAAAGAGGGTGGTAAAGTCAATGCTGCGGGCAATTACACAAAACCCGGTCTGCGCAAGCGGATCGTGTCGCAAGTAAAGGCCGCAGCAACTCATGGCACTGGCGCAGGTCAGTGGTCGGCTCGTAAAGCTCAGCTAGTTGCCAAGAAGTACAAGGCGGCTGGCGGGGGTTACCGAGATTGAAAGCGCCTCAAAAATCATTGAAGGATTGGGGCGACCAAAAATGGAGAACCAAAAGTGGTAAACCGTCTAGTAAAACTGGTGAGCGATACCTTCCAGAAGCTGCGATTAAAAGTCTCAGCCCTAGTGAGTACGCTGCGACGACCAAAGCCAAGCGAGCTGGAAAAAAAGCCGGAAAGCAATTCGTAGCGCAACCTAAAACGATCGCAAAGAAAACGGCAGGCTTTAGATGACCATCTCAGGAACAGCAAACTTTAACCTTGATCTTTCTGAGATCGTTGAAGAGGCGTTTGAGCGTTGCGGCAGTGAGTTGCGCACGGGCTATGACCTGCGCACGGCTCGTCGTTCCTTGAACTTGATGTTTGCTGACTGGGCAAACCGCGGTATCAACATGTGGACGTTTGAGCAGGGCACGATCAACCTGACTCCGGGCTTAGCTACCTACGCTTTGCCAACAGACACAGTGGATTTGCTGGAGCATGTGATTCGTACAGGAGCCGGTAGCGCGTCTACCCAAGCTGACTTGACCATTACACGTATCAGTGTTTCTACGTATGCCACGATTCCAAACAAGCTTCAGCAAGCTCGCCCCATTCAGTTGTGGTTTCAGCGCTTAGATGGCCAGCGTTCGGCAATCGGTACAACCTTGTCGTCTACCATCACATCAACAGATACGACCATTACAGTAGCATCTACTGCGGGTTTGGCAACCACAGGTTTTGTGTTGATTGGGACAGAGACCATCAACTACGGCTCCGTCAGTGGCAACCAACTGCTGTACTGCACACGCGGTCAGGCTGGAACTACCGCAGCAGCTCATACTGCAGGCGCACCTGTGTACGCACAGAACTTGCCTTCTGTTACTGTGTGGCCAACCCCAGACAACAGCCAGACGTATCAGCTTGTGTACTGGCGCATGCGTCGTATTGATGACGCTGGTGGCGGCGTAAACACAATGGATGTGCCGTTCAGATTCTTGAACTGCATGGTGGCAGGTTTGGCGTATTACTTGGCTTTGAAGATTCCCGATGGGGCGCAGCGCCTTGATGTCTTGAAAGCTCAGTACGATGAGGCTTGGCAGTTGGCGTCTGATGAAGACCGCGAGAAGGCGGCTGTTCGTTTTGTGCCTCGTCAGATGTTCATTGGAAGCGGTACGTAAATGGGCAATCGGTTTGCTTCTGGGAAAAACAGTATCGCCATGTGCGATCGCTGTGGTTTTCAGTTCAAGTTAACTGCCTTGAAAAAAGAAGTTCTCAAGACAAAGCTTTACAATTTGCTTGTGTGCCCTACGTGTTGGGATCCAGATCAGCCGCAGTTGCAGTTGGGTATGTATCCAGTAGATGACCCCCAAGCAGTGCGTAATCCTCGGCGGGACACAACGTACGTAACCGCTGGCCCGAACTCGCAAGGTTCTTTGACGGGTGGTTCACGAGACATTCAATGGGGCTGGAACCCTGTTGGTGGGTCGAGAAATTTTGACAATGGACTAACGCCAAACTACTTGGCATTAGCGGTGCAAGTTGGTACAGTAACGATAGCGATTTCATAGGAGCCTGAAATGGACAAGAAAGATTTAGCCCAAG